TGTATTAAAAATTTTATATCTTTGGTGAACATTAAACACACACACAATGAAAAACAAACTGATTGACCTATTCCAAGACGTGACCGTGTTCATCGCTTGGAGTTTGATTTTAGGCACTGTTGCCTTCACGCTGGTTTACTCACCCTTTATTATTTTGGCGTTATGCAAGTAACCTACACCGACCTTATGTACGAGGCCGAGAACCAAGGTCTTGCACCAGAAGACATCTCAGGCGACTACTTCGAGGTATTTGCCGCTTGGGCAGGATTCAAAACCGTACAAGATATGTTTAGCTGGCGTTTGGACGTTGTCGATGCTTACGGCATTGGTGACGTTGACCAGTACCCATACCAACCAGCAATGGTTGAGGGCTTCAACTGGGAGCCGTTGTATGAGCGAGCAATGGAGCAAGATTTTAACTACTTACACTTTTAATTATGACACTTACCTACCTATTTGTAAAGATTGCATCCGAACACGGAGCAAGAATCGACCAAAAAGATATTGACTTCTTGAAGCGAATTGAAGAATCCGACAAGGAAATAAACTACCAGCGTGGATTTAACGAGGCGTTGCAACTGGCCATAAACGCTAAATAATGAATATACTAGAACACGCCAACAAAATTGTATTTGAACGTTCTGAAGAAAAAGAGCGCGAATACGGTCCATTCAGCGAGTCTATGACTAAGGCAGCTAGAATAGCATCTGAGTTGTGTAATAAGGAAATAACAACAGACGACTTCTACAAGTGTATGATGGCATTAAAGTTATCTAGACTAGCTCACGCCAAGAAGTACGATTCTGTTCTTGATCTAATAGCTTACGCGGCATCTTATGAAAAACAATAAAGCTGTATTAAAGCTATTCACAGAGCTAAGAGAAGAATTAGACAAAGAGAACTTTGTTAAGGACAAGTCTGGATCGTTATTAGTTGAAAAGCTTATGGCTGTTCTTGTTCTCGATCCTTCTGATTACGTTATTGACTTAGGCGCTAAAAAGACAAATGAAGAATACGTTAAGCTTGAGACAGATTGGTACGATAGTTATTCGCTTAACGTAGACAAGGTTGCAAACGTTGCTTCTATATGGAATAACATTTGCTCGGCAAATAGAGAAGTAAATTCTAACTATGGCCACCTTGTTTATTCTAGTGAAAATCATTTTCAGTTCAACAAGTGCGCGAAAACTCTTTTAGAAGACAAAAGTTCGCGTAGAGCTATTATGATTTACAATAGACCATCTATGCACGAAGATTTTAAGCGAGATGGTATGAATGACTTTATATGCACTCTATCGCATCAGTTTTTCATAAGGGGCGGAAAGCTTCACTCCGTAGTTAATATGCGTTCTAATGACGCGATATACGGCTTCTTTAATGACTTTGCTTGGTTTGCAACAGTTCACAAAAGATTATTAAGCAACTTAAATAATCAAGGAATGTCAGTTGGATTAGGAAATTTAATATATTCGGCTAACTCGTTCCACGTTTATGAGAAACATTTTAACCTACTTAAAAAAATAACACACAACAATGGCTAACAAAGACAATGAATTAAAAGATCTTGGTTACTCGCTGATCGAGAACAATGGTCTGCAAGAGATGCTTGATAAACAAAAGCGACTTCAAAAGCGCCTTGGTTATGATTTTTCTAATATGTCAATAGTCGAATGCGCTAACTACTTGATTTACAATAAGCACTGCCTTGACGACGAACTCGGCGAACTGCTAGACGCGCTGGGCGGTAGGTTAGGTAACGCCTCTTGGAAAACCTGGAAGTCTGCAAACGCCTCATTGAAAAGCAAGAAACTAACAGAACTATCAACAGACGAGATGACAGAGCTCAAGTACGAAGCGATCGACGTGCTGCATTTCGTATTCAACATATTTATCGCGATAGATATGGACGCTTCCGAGATCCAGGGTATGTATATTTCTAAGAATCAAGAAAACCACAAGCGACAAGATGAAAATTATTGAACTACTCGATGGCAGCACCTGGGATAGGGAGACCATCAAAGAAAAGATGATGCACGATCCGTTTTACTACGGGTACCTTTCAAAGGCCGCGCTTTCTTCGTCGGCTTGTAAACTCTTGCTTCAGTCACCCAAAACGTACCACTACGTCACGAAATACGGCCAAGACGAATCGGATGCCTTTTCCGTTGGTCGTTTAGTTCACCTGATGGCTCTGGAGCCTCACAGGGTTGAGGAGTACGACATTATCGACGTACAGAGCAAGAATACGAATATATGGAAGGAGGCCAAAGCAAGAGGCGGCCAAATAATTACAAAGAAGGAATACAACGAAGCAAGACGCATTGCAGATGCACTTATACGAAACGAACACGTCCTTGGCTATATTCAAGGATGCCAGTTCGAAGTTCCCGCTATTGGTATGATTGACGGTATTCCTTTTCGCGCTAAGGCCGACGTACTTGGTGACAATTTTATTGCTGATTTGAAGACTACGTCAGACCTACGTGCATTTCCTTACAGCGCAAAGAAGTACGGTTACGACCTACAAGCGTATATCTACACTCGACTCTTTGGAGTACCTATTGATAAGTTCGTATTTATTGCAATAGACAAAGCAAGTCTTGACGTAGGTATTTACACTATTAGTCCTGCATTTGTAGAAGAAGGCGAGAAGAAGTTGCAAGAGGCGATTTCCATCTACAAGGAGTTTTTCTTGGGCAAGGAGGAGCCAGAGTTAGACAACTACACTATTATTGGGCAGTTATGACCGACATAACCAAATGCACAGGCAGGGGCTGCGACCTTCGGGAGACCTGCTACCGCTTCACGACTCCTGCTGGTATGCTTCAATCCTACTTTATGACCTCGCCAATTAAAAAGGGTGAGTGTGAAATGTATTGGAACACCAACGAGAAATGAAGGCGACACTTGAATACGAATTGCCAGAAGACCAGATAGAGTTTGATATGGCAATAAACGGCCACAAAATGCACTCCGTCCTTTGGGATTTAGACCAATGGCTTCGTAGCAAAACCAAGTATGCACCAGATGGAACCTCGGAGGGTGAATTGAAGGCGTACTACGCCTGCCGTGAACAACTGCGGGAATTAATGAATGACAACAATATAAACTTATGAGCTGCGCTAATTACACCTACGTTGAGGACGAGGAGGAGAAACGCCTCCGTATTATTATTCGTAACGGAAATTCTGGAGAACATTATGAAGAATCACACGAAGATTTACCTCAAAGCGATGGGGTTAAGCCCTGTTGAGTTTATCCCTTGTGAGGTTTGCAACAGGCGAGCCGTAGACATTCACCACATCGAACCGAGGGGTATGGGTGGTAGCAAGAGCCGAGACGTAATAGAAAATCTAATGGCTCTATGCCGTGAGTGCCACCACGAAGCCGACTTTGGTGTTGAGTTATCAAAGGACTTCTTGAAGGCTGTACATTTGAAAAAAATACCTCAATGATTCATATCGTTACCCCTTGCTCACGCCCAGAGAACCTCGAACACTTGCGGGAGTCGATTCCTGCTGGTTGCACTTGGACTGTCTTTATGGACTACTCTACCAAAAAGAAAGAAGTACCCAAAGGCGTTAAAGTGGTGCGGTCTAACCTTGGCGGGGCCTTCGGCAACCCGCTTCGCAATATGGCACTTGACTACCTACAAGCGTCCGCAAGCGATAACGACTACATTTACATATTGGACGACGATAACATTATTCACCCGAACTGGTTTGAAGCCGTCAAGGATAGCAAGGAGGACTTTGTAAACTGGGCGCAATGCTTCCGCAACGGAGACCCCCGTCTTCACGCTACCGAATCCCCACGGGTGGGAACAATCGACACCGCTTCTTATATGGCTCGGCTTGGGTTTATCGGCAAAGCAAGATTCGAGTACAGATACGAAGCCGATGGGTTGTTTGCACAGGAGCTAATGACAAGAAACCCAAAGATTAAGACGTACCAAGACTATCTTTGTTACTACAACTATTTAAGATGAGGCCAAGCGTACTTTGTATCGGTGACGAAAATTCTGGCGTGGTTTACCACCGCATCTACAAGCCCCTAACTCTACTCAAAGAGAAGGGGCTTATTGATTTTCAAATAATCAATTACAAGCAGGAGGTACAGCCCGACAACTGGGAAGGAATTACGCACGTTATATTCTCCAGAGCCGTACCGTTTTCTGGTGAGTCGTTTGCCAACTTCTTCGCTATTTGTAAGCAGTCGGGAAAGAAGGTTATCATTGATAACGACGACTGGTGGCATTTGGCGTTAGACCACCCCTCCAAAGTCACCTACGACAAAGCAGGACTTGAACACCGAATACGAAACTCTATGTATTTTGCAGACGAGGTATGGACAACGCAAAAGTATTTAGCCGATAAAATCAAGAAGCTAAATAAAAACGTAGTTATCATTCCGAACGGCCTTGACCCCGCAGACCCGCAATGGCAAATAACACGGGAGCCGTCAGACGAAATGCGCTTCGGCTACGTTGCAGGCATAAGCCACTTGCCAGACCTTACGCAAAACAATATAGACCTTTCAACGGTGGAATCTTACGTTGCCGATATTGGTGGCTACGTTGAAGCAAGCCGAGCAAGATACAAGCTCCAAACAATGCCCCCGAATGAATACGGAGCAATGTACCAAGCGTTTGACGTTGCCCTTGCTCCACTTATCCCAAGTGAGTTTAATCGCTGCAAATCAAACCTAAAGATGGTAGAGGCGGGATTTGCTGGTTGTGCGTTAATTATTAGTGACGTAGCACCATACGCCCAACACCTAACAAACAAGAACTGCGTAAAGGTTGCTCACAAGGGAGACTGGAACAAAGCCATTCGAGAACTAACAGAAGACAAGGCCTTCGATATCGCTTGCCAACTCCACGCCGATATGACAACCAACTTCAATATACACGACTTTAACGATATTCGTTTAGAACGCCTGCTGAAATGAAACACTACCAAGAGATAGACGGCTGGTTTAACCACGAAACAGCATACGACTACCTAATAGCACAAATGCCAGAAGGGGGTACATTCGTTGAGCTTGGTGCTTGGCTTGGTAAGTCCTCGGCCTACCTATGCGACAAAGCAACAGACAAACAAATAACAATCATTGACACTTGGAAGGGTTCACCAAACGAACTCGCCACAACACACAAGCTGGCGACAGAGGTAGACATCTATCAAATGTTCAAGGCCAATATGGGAGAACGCAAATACAAATCCATTAAGGCCACTTCTAAAGCCGCTTCCAAGAAGTTTGCGGACGAATCTTTGGACGTTGTGTTTATCGACCTAACGCATACCTACGAAGCCGTTAAAGAGGATATTGCCCTCTGGCTACCCAAAGTAAAGAAAGGCGGATATTTAGCAGGAGACGACTACCACGAGAACTGGCAAGGAGTAATTCAAGCGGTAGACGAGTTGCTACCAAATCGCATCTTGATTGACGACTGTTGGATATACTGCAAATGAGTTATTTAACCGAAAACTACGGAAATAAACGGTTATGAAAGATAGCAAAGGAAGATTCACTGAAGGCAACCACGGTCGCCCAGCAGGAACACCAAATAAGACGACCAACAAGATTCGAGAAGCATTCCAAAAGCTAATCGAAGACAACTTGGAGAATATGACTATCTGGTTAAGTGACGTGGCTGCAGAAGACCCGAAGGCGGCACTTGACCTATTGAGCAAGATGGCGGAGTATACCACGCCTAAACTTGCAAGAGTTGAGAACAAGCACGAGGTCTCGGATGAGCTAACCCAAATTAAGGTAGAAATTGTCCGTTCTGGAAATCAAGACAAGTGAACTGTTCGAGCGTAACTACGAAGCACCAACACGTATCGTAGTTAACCAAGGAGGTTCAAGGTCGGGCAAGACGTATTCTCTGTTGCAAATGCTAATCGTATTGGCTATGCAAGAAAAGGGAAAGGTCTTCTCTATTGTGCGTAAGTCGTTGCCATCTCTTAAAATGACGGCTTATCGTGACTTTATGGAGATTCTGCGTAATATGAACTTGTACGACGAATCCAAGCACAACAAGAGCGACTTCACTTACTCACTTAATGGAAACCTATTTGAGTTCCTGTCGCTTGATCAACCGCAAAAGAAACGAGGAGCAAGACGTGACTACCTATTCTGCAACGAGGCGAACGAATTAAGTTGGGAGGACTTCTTTCAGTTGCTTGTGCGTACAACGGGCAAGATATGGCTCGACTACAACCCGTCCGATTCGTTTCACTGGATTTATGACAAGCTGCTGACACGTGACGATGTAACGTACATTCAGTCCACTTACAAAGACAACCCATTCCTCGACAAGTCCATTGTTGACGAAATCGAACGCCTACGAGACACAGACGAGGACTACTGGCGTATCTATGGCTTGGGTGAGCGTGGTATGAGCCGTGCGACTATCTTTCAGTTCGGGCAGGCTGAAATACCAACAGAAGCAAAACTTATATCCTATGGCCTTGACTTCGGTTACACCAACGACCCAACGGCACTCGTGGCCGTTTACCAGTTGGACAACCACCTATACCTTGACGAACTCATTTACCGAACTGGACTCACGAACAGGGACATTCATTCCCACTTTCAGTCGTTCAGTTTAGATAGGCGGGATGAGATCTTTGCTGATAGCGCAGAGCCGAAGTCCATCGATGAGCTGCACCGCTTCGGGTGGAACGTAAAGCCAACAGTAAAGGGAGCCGATTCAATAAACGCTGGTATTGACATTCTAAAACGGCATAAGCTATTCGTAACACCACGGAGCAGCAACCTAATAAAAGAACTCCAGAATTACAAATGGGTTGAAGACAAGAACGGAAACCTACTTAACAAGCCGATAGACGCATTCAACCACGGAATAGACGCTGCACGCTATGCGGTAGCAAATAAGCTCTCTAAACCTAACTATGGTCGTTACAACGTCCGATGAGTTATTTACCTATGGAACTGAAATTAGTAGTACCTACGTCACTTGACGAAATCACGTTGGAGCAATACCAACGCTTTGCTCGCATTGAAGGAGACGAGGAATTTCGCCAAAAGAAGATGCTCGAAATCTTTTGCCAAGTTCCTTTCTCGGAGTTGCCAAAGGTTCGGCTTGTGGACGCTACCAACGTCCTTGCCGTATTGAGCAAGACGCTAAACCAAAAACCAGACCTTACCAAGTTTTTTGAGCTGAAGGGAACCAAGTACGGATTCATTCCTGCGCTTAATGATATTTCATTGGGTGAGTTTGTAGACCTTGACAACTATATGAAGGACTGGGCTACTATGCACCGTGCAATGGCGGTATTGTACCGACCCGTGACCAAGGAGAAAGGCGAACGCTACGACATTGAGGACTACACGCCAGACGAAGGCAGGGAGGAACTGTTTAAGCAGATGCCCGTATCGGTTGCCTTGGGTGCGATGGTTTTTTTTTATCGTTTAGGGAACGTATTAGCGCAACATACACTAAACTCTTTGGCGAGGGAAGCGAAGACATCTATACAAGAGAAGCGCAGTTTGGACAAAGATGGGGATGGTATTCCAGCATCTATGCTCTGGCTTCAGGAGACCTCACAAAATTTGAAGAAGTCACTAGATTACCTATTCATCAATGCTTGACCTACCTAACCTTTGAGAAGGAGAAGAACGAAATCGAAATGCAAAAATTAAAGTTATGAGAAGTTTCTATCAAGCCACCGAGAAGATTAACGACTACCTGACCAGTCACCCGCTGGTGAAGGTGGTTACGTTTGGCGACATCTTCGACGTGGACTTAAACAAGCAGACCATCTTTCCCTTGGCGCATATTATGGTGAACCAAGCCACCTTCTCCGATCACGTAATTCGTTTTAACGTATCGGTTCTTGCTATGGACATCGTGGACGAGACCAAGCAAGATTTGAGAAACCAAAACGAGCCTTTCTTCGGAGTAGACAACCAACAGGATATTCTCAATACCACTCTTGCCATCCTCAACGGCCTGCAATCGCAGTTACGCCGTGGCACGTTGTACACGGACAAATACGAAATCGAAGGAGACGTAAGTTGCGAGCCATTCACGGAAAGGTTTGAGAACTTGCTTACCGGTTGGAACCTGACCTTTGACTTGATTGTACCAAACACTGAAATCAGTATTTGCTAATGAGCCGTCAAGAATTGGTAGAGGCCACGTTAAACAAATTCGCCAAGCGGGTAATTCAACAGGCGAGAACGAATCTTACGAAGAAAAGAAAAAACTTCGATAAGACGCTTTACAATTCTTTGACCTACAAATTGAACGTATCTAAAAACTCCTTCTATCTAAATTTTTATATGGAGGAATATGGAGCGTATCAAGACGAAGGTGTTAAAGGCGCAGGCGGTACACGCAAGACAACAAGCAGCTTCAACAACCGAAACAACAAAGGCAAAATCTGGAAACAGAAAGCACCAAATAGTCGATTCAAATTTAAGGAGGGCACAAAGCCATCTGTAAAACATTTTAAGAAGTGGGCAGAGGCAAAGGGTTTGAATCCTTATGCCGTTCGTGAATCGGTATTCCGCCAAGGTATTTCGCCTTCTAAATTCTTTACTACGCCATTCCGCTTGCAGTTCCAAAAGTTACCGCAAGAGTTAATTATTGCGTTCGGGCTTGGCCCAGATGACTTCCAAATGTTCGCAACGAATCCAAAGAATAAATAATGTCAGCACCAGTAGCCACCTTCCCCGCCTCGTTACAATTAACAAGGTCGCCTATCTTCATAACGCTAACCAAAGGGCCACTGGCCAACGATGGCTTAATTGACGCTACGCTTACCTTGCGGATATTTACAGGTAGTAGCGCATCAAGCCCAACCGCCGACTACACGCTATTCAAGACAAGCATCGACAACGCTCCTATCACGTTTGAAATTAGCGACCTTATACGTGAGGAAATTGCTTCGGTGTTGAAGAATCAAGCAATAAGCGATTGGGAGACGGCAACAACCGAAGTGGTATGGTGTAAGTTTACTCTTTCGTCTAACTACGTGAATGCAGGAACTCCTGCCTCTGGTTTAATCCAAAGCAACCAGTCCTTCTTATGCTCGGATGGGTGGCTACCATTTACGCAGCAGTCGGGTGGTATTGTTGCGGGTGCTGGTCTGTTGACAAACCGCACTATGCAAGTTTATAGCGGTTACGAGCAATCGCTTCCCGCTTTGTACGATACCAACACCGACCTTAACGGAGTTCTGTACAATGTAAACGGAACGGACTATTTTTACGTCTTGTCTGACGAGTTGGGCTTTGCTAACACAAGCACGGAGTCAACGCAAAAGGTAATCTACATTCCAGCAGGCCCCGCAAGCGTAGATTCGTTCTTGGGGGTTATACCAACCGAGGACTACACCATTTCCCTTATTAGCGATAGCGCATCTGTAAACTACAAAGCACGTGTTGAAGCCGACGGCGGAACGTGCGAAGGATTCGCCTGCCTACGTGAGGCACTTGCCGAATTGGGCTACGAGGAAAACGCTACCGA